GCGCCGCGGCGGGGGGCTGCCGGTGGCCCCGCGGGCGAGCCCGCAGGGAAAGCCGCTGCGCGGGAAGATGGACGCGGAGAGTTACCGGAGGCTGGAAGACCGCCTGCGGCTGATGGAGATGACCCCCGCCCAGTATGACGCCTTTTTCCGAAAGAATTTCCCGGAAGTTCTGGACGAAGAGGCCGCCGGGCAACAGGAAGGCCGCACGCTTTGGGAAGACGTCAAGCCGCAGGATCTGGTGACGGTGGAGACGACGGACGCGGAGGGCGGCGCGCTTGCCCTGACGGTGACTAAGGCCACTTTTGAGGCTTATGCCTGTTATGAGAAGATGAGTGTGGAGACGGCGGAGAATGCCGCCCGCGCCCTGGGCGAGTTTATTTCTACAAAAAGAGAGGCCTGGGAGAATGCCGCGGAAAGTAAAAAGAATGAGATTGAGGATTTGCTCCGGCCCGTGCTGGAGGCCGCCGGGAGAACGGATGACCAGGCCATGGCCACCCACCGGAAACAGGCCCGCCTGAAAACGCTGCCGTCCGGCCCCATGTCCCTGACCGGTTATTTGCTCAATTTCAGCCAGTATATGCAGGGGTTGCAGTCCATTCCCGCGTTCAGGGGGATTGCCAAAAAGTTTGAACGCCGGGCGGCCCGGTTTGCCGTGCAGAAGCAGGCTTGCGAGAAAGATACGCTGGCGTTCGTGAAGAAGGCCGCAGGACGCATTTTACAGACCGCGGACGAATACGAGATAGCGGATTGGATTTACGAGCAGCGCGGGGGCCTGGATACAGGCCTGACCATTACGGAACAGGAACCGGATTGGCAGGGGAAGGCCCGCGAGGAGTATCGCGCGGGCGTCCTGAATCTGATCCGCCGTAAAGTCCGCAAGCGTGGCGCGGCCAGGACCCTCGCCCATGTCGCCTTTTTGATGAAGGATATGGACGAGGGGCTGAAAGAAGAAATCAGGCGTGTCTGGACGGATGCGCGGGATGAAGTGTGGAGCGAGAAGGATGCCGCCGTGTTTACGGAGAAGGAGCTTGACCGTTACGGAAGCCAGGAGAAGTACGTTGAGGAACACGCCGCGAGAGCCCGAAAGGCCAGCAAGTGGGGCAAGGGGAAGAGTCCGTATCAGGCCCAGTCTTACAAGCTTGACCATATCAGCCGGATGGAGGCCGCTTATATTATCCTGCTTTCCCAGCAGGAGGATTATCAGGAGATGCTGCGCCTGAAAGGGTTTACGCAGGACGTACTGGAAGCCCTGGAGGTGTTTGCAGGGAAAGACGTGATGGAGTTTTCCCGCGCCCTCCGGGAGAAGCTGAACGAGCGCGGTCAGGAGGTGAAGGAGGTGACCGAGAGCCGTTACGGCGCCCCTTTCCCGCTGATAGAGAATTATTTCCGGGCGTTTTTCGACGTGGGCATTGAGGCGATTGACCAGTCTATCATGGACGCGGCTTCTTATGGGGACGCGGCCACGGGCGGGAAGTTCGGGCTTATCCACGCCCGAAAGAAACATCATGCCAGTCTTGATTTGAGTATTGACGTGCTGACGGCTTATTACGCCGCCATGAATGAACAGGATGTTTACCTGCATGGCTCGGAAATCAGCCGGGATATGCGCGCCCTTATTAATTACCGCGGCGAAAACGGGACGCGGGGCGCGCGCGTTCTGGAGAAGGTTATTGGACGGGACGCGCTTAATAAGCTGCTGGTCTGGTGCGATTCCTTCGACAAGGGGATGGCGGGGAACGTCCGCGGGTTTCTGGAGATGCAGAAGAGCCTGAACCGCATCAGTTCCGCGGCGGCCATTACCCTGCTGCCGGGCCGCGTGGGCACGTGGCTCAAGCAGTCCACCGCCCTGATTAACGCGGCTTTCAGCTCGGATGAGATTGATCCCCATGAATGGGCCGCCAGCATGGCCCGCATGGCGGCGGGCAAGCTGGCGCTTTCCCCGCGCGAGTTGATGAAGCGGGCCGCCCTGGACGCCAGAGACGCGACGGAGACGGCCGTCATCCGGGAGGCGATGAGCGCGGACGAGGCGGGCCGGGCCGCCTCCGGCGCATGGAAGAGGCTGAACGTGAAAGGGATGAACATGCTGACCCGGACGGACGCCGGCCTGAATGCCGTGAGTTCCGCCATTCTTTATGACGCCGTTTACCGGAAGGAGATGAAGAGGAACCCCGGATTAAGCAGGGAGGAGGCGGACAGGCGCGCCATGATGGAGGTGGAGCTTTCCCTTTCCCGCAAGGCCCAGCCTATGACGCCCCAGCAGCGGTCCCTGGCGGCGCAGACGCGCTCCGTCTGGAATGTCGGCATGCTTTTCCTGGGGGGTGAAAGCATCAATACTTTTGCGGAGACTGTCGCCCTCTGGAAGCAGGGTGGGATGAAGAATAAGGCGAAGTCCGTCAGCATGTTTTACGCCCACGGCCTTCTGCTGGCGGCCATGAGCGCCATGCTTAATTTTTTCACGGATGATGAAAGACGCCGCAAACGCCGGGAATGGTGGCACATTTTTATTGATGCTCTCCAGGGGCCCCTGCAGGGGATCCCCTTCCTGGGCGCGCTGGCGGGCGGAGCTGTCCGCGGCATGTCTTCCCTGTGCGGCTACCGCTATTACGAGGCTACCACTTCCCTTGTTCCGTTCGCTTCCTGGGATAACCTGGAACGGGCCGGAAAAGATCTCGTCAGGCTTTTTGACGGGAAGGATAAGGATTGGGTGGATTTTCCGCTGGCTTTCATGGGCGCCCTGCGCATGGCCGCTTTCGGCGCGGCCCTGGGCGGAGCTTCCACTCCTAAAGGGGCCAGGTTCAAAGCCGCCGCCTTTTCCGCCGCCGCTTTCGTCAACCTGACCGAGTTCCTTCTTCGCGCCATGAAAGGACTCCCTTTAAGATTGGATGGAAAGTGAGATTGATTTGAGCAACATCATTACTAATGATATTGCTCAAAATGGAGCAGACTTGGATAAGTGGGCTGGGAACCGGGAGCAGATAAATCCTTTAATCTAATAAATAGAAAAATGTTTTTCCGCCTGAAAAAAGACACATTCCATAGTTTAGTATTGCAAGCCATACAATGAATAGAAGCAAAGCAATGATAAAACAAGCCAGTGATTTTTCAGGATACTCTTCTTTGTAAAACTTAATTCCTTTTTTTATTGTGTTAGTAATATATTTAATAACATATAAAATAAATACTCCTAAACAGACAGATAGCCAAGCTGATTCAAACCAATCATAACTATTAGCATGCCCATGATAACCAAAAAAATAAAGAGCCATTAAAAAGAAAAACAATAATTCACCCAAGATAAAAAGAGTGATTTTTATTTTTTTTACATTAACCCTGTTACTCTCTGATTTTTTACTATTCAGAGATAAGTTTTTTCTGCCTGAATGCTCTCCCCAAAACAATTTTATGATGCCTCTTTGAATCAGAAAAGTAGGCAATAAGACAAGGAGCAAAACTCCCATGAAATCCAGAAAGGCAAGTGCTTGTATATCGTAACGAAACTGGTCAAAAAGAGAACCAGAGTGCATAGGGAGGGTTTCAAAGCCGATCGCTATGTGAAAAATAGCCCAGAAAACACATACCAAAAGCCATGCAATAATAAAGAGTCCTGATGATGCGAAACAACCAGGTTTCTTTTTTTCTTCTGGAGTAGCAGAATCGTTCATAGACATGTCCGTACGCTATCCATTTTTTGGACAAAGAACAACAAAAAAGCCCCTGACCCGGAGGCCAAGGGCTGAACAGGAGCACTTTTCTGGCAGGATGCTACTGTACACGGCTGTAATGGCAATAAAAAACCGCCCGCGTTTCCCAACGTGGACGGCTAACGGAAAATAAAAAAAAGATGATTTACCTATAGCACATTTACCCGGTGCGTCAAGCTTTCTCCCACCTGTCCAGGGTTTCCACATAAATGCCGGAGATTTTGCCGCCGTCCATGGGTTCGATGTCTCCGAAGTCGGGATTAAGTGGATGTAATACGTATTCCATTTTTCCGGTTTCCGGATTTTTTTTGCGGCCGAGCTTTTTCAGAGTAACCCCTCGTTCGTCGTTGTATTCTACGATAGTTCCAACCTTGGGGATGGGAGGGATGGTGTGCTTGCGCATGACCACCAGAGAGCCGTCAGGAATGACAGGCTCCATAGATTTTCCCTCCACTTGTAAGACGTATTCCCACTTGCCAACAGGGCGTTCTGTTTTAATATGATAGGGTATGTTGTCACCCGGCGTCAATGCGCCAGCAGCGATATTGCCAATGACCGGGACAGGCTGATCCAAGAAAGATGCAGCTGGTAATGGTTCTACCGGGTTAATCTTCTGGATGTCGGAAATTTTCTCATCTTCGTACCTATTTTGTTTCAACTTGGTTGCTTTTAAAACATCTCTTACAAAATCCTCTAAAATATTTAGCACATAGTCATTTATATCTTTTTTCGCTGCCTCCGCTTTTTCTCGAAGCATAGCCTCAAATTGATCTGGGAGATTAAGGCTAATATCCTCATTCCCTTCCATAAGTTTTTCAATAAGAGCAAGTTTTGCTGCTGGAATTCCTCTATCTGTGGAGAGCCAAGAATTTACGGCAGATCTCTTGACGAAACATTTTTCAGCAAGCCAATCGCGAGTAAGCCCCGCCTTTTTCATCCATTTCTTCACATCTTCTTTTGTTGGCGTCATGCGTTGATTTTGTGATATTTCTCACATTTGTCAATTCTATTTGCAGACAGGTTTTGTGATTTTTTCACATTTAATCCTTGACTGAATGTGAAAAAAATCATACTTAAAAATCATCACCCAGCGAAATGGTATGAAACTAGATACAAAAAAGGCCCCAGAAGAAGTGAAGAGCTGGTTCCGGAGAACTGAAGAGATTACTGGAATGAGCAAATCAGCCATCGTTACAGGAATTGTTATGGACATCCTTACGAAGTCCAAACAGAACCTTCCCCGCCCGAAGAACCCCAAGAAGCCGGAAGCATGAAGTACGGTCCCATCGAAGCAATCCTGGCTACTCCTGCAATGAAAGAAGAGTTGCAACAAAAAGGACGTATAGAAGTGCTCTGCTCCGAAGGGTTTCAAACACTTAGAGCAGGAAAAGCGCAAACTCCATTCTGGATGGATGGAATCTATGTGCGGGCTATTGCCTGTAATGAGCGAGCTACGGTAGTTCTACTGGAGGAGGAGTGTGTTTCCGTTCCTTCGGCTGGTAGCGATGTTGGAACAAAAAGTGTTCCCCAACAGTAGATTTAATTTCAATAGTTTCCAGATGGTTAACAATTTCATGGAACTGTTCATGCGAAATGTAGATCGGGTAGTCATGGTCGGTAGTGATGATGTAGCAACAGCCCACATATCCTTCAATTGCGATAATATGATCAATATTGACATAACAGAATACTCCGGGTTTTCCATCGGAATACCTGCCACCATTAAGACCTTCCTGTAGTTTTATGAATTTAGGCATAACAGAATAGTAGCCTCACAGCTTTTATCTTCAAGAATAATGAGCCGGAATGCGCATGAATTTAGGCAATACGAGCACATTCAAAGCCAAGGCGTTACATTGGCAGGCTCTCCATTTTTATTTAAGTAATAACAATCAATATTAATCACTAACAAATAATCAATGATGAACTGGACTGAATTTATAGTTGTGACGCTGCTTAACATGGCAGGCTACCTGTCCGCGTTGATGCTTGGTATCAGCCCGGGAGAGAAACACATCATACGCCAGGTAAACAGAACCCTGGATCAGATGAGAAAGGAGCGGGCATGATTATCGAATACGACGACGAAGACCGGTGCATCCGGGTGAATGGCGAATACGTCGCCATCCGGGAAGCGGAGGGCCTCAAGGACGAGCTGGAATTAGCGATTGACCAGTGGGAAGTGGATCACGCCGAGCAGTGCGACAACCCCGACGGACACTACGACGACTGAACCATGGAAGAAGATCTAATCGAAGAATTGAAGCTGCTCGGCTGGCACGAGCTTTAACAATGAAAATATTATGACCTACCCTGAATCAGAGTTTTACGACTGCAAGACCCTGGCCCTGATGTACGATTCCGACCGGGATGTGATCAAGCGGACCGTCCATGAGTTGAAGGACAAGGGGCATGTGATCGAGATCCTGTACTGGGGCAAGCAGGGGAAGATGAAGGTGCACGGCAAGCAGTTCCGCCGGGCGTTACTCCGAGAATACGGAGAAGGAGGAATGAACAAATGAATACCTTTTTCAAGTTCTTGGGGGCCTGCTCCTTTGGTCTTTCCGCTGCGTGCCTGTTCTGGCTGGCGGTAGAGCTGGATAACGCCGAGCTGCAGGCCGGCAAGAGCCCGCATTCCGGGTTTACGCCGGATTGCCCGATTCCTTTTGACGGCTTGGAAAAACCGTCCCGCCCTCACGGTATGAGGAAACAATGAGTTGGCCGGGGTCAGTTGGCCCTGACTCCCGGCCTGTTATCAATAACATGAATGTGAATACCAATAACATGAATACCCCTACAACAGAATCCCTGACTTTACAAGAGCAAGGACAGCAACTGTCCGTTCTGGGAGCGTTTGCCAACAGTGAACAGTTCCAGATGGCGAAGCAGGCCGCCGAGATGCTTGCATCTTCCAGCATGGTGCCGACCACCTACCAGAAAAACCCCGGTTCCTGCTTCATCGCCCTGAATACAGCCCTGCGGCTGCGGATGGATCCTTTGATGATCATGCAGAATCTTTACGTGGTTCAGAACCGCCCGTCCTGGTCCGGACAGTTTGCCATTGCTCTTGTGAATATCTGCCCGAAGTTTTCGGCGACTTGGTTCGAGTACCGTAATGAAGAGGATTTTCAGAAGGGGGTGAGAATGTGTGCCCAGCTGAAAACGGGGCAGAATGTTTACGGAACTTGGATTACCCCGGAGATGGTGAAGGCCGAAGGATGGGGGAAGAAGTGGCAGACGATGCCAGAACAGATGTACAAGTACCGTGCTGCGGCTTTTTTCGCCCGGACGAATTGCCCGGAAGCGTTGCTGGGCTTGAGTGTGGAGGGGGAAGCGGAGGACATGGCCGGCAAGAGCCAGCCGGATATTAAGCCGCCCCTGTTCAAGTCCAGGGAGATTTCCGGAGGTGACGTTGTGGATGCCGAGAAGGTTGCTGACTCCCCGCGGCAGCTGGGAGACGCGGAGGTTCCCGGCAAAGGCGACGTAGAAGTTCCGCCGCCCCACATCCGGCTGATGGAGGCTCTTTCCTGTACGGAAGAGCAACTGAACAAGGCTATTGTGAAGGCCAGCGGCAACAAGGTGAAGAGCTGGCATGAGATGAATGCCGCCCAGATGGAAAAGCTGGCGGCCAATCCTGACAAGCTGCAACCCTTTATCGGATAGGAAGGAGACGACAACATGACCGATACTGTTGAAGATGTACGTAAAGGGCTGCCCTCTGCGTCCGCATTTGGACGGCTGGCTTTATGCCCCGGCTCGTTTACGATGGAGAAGTCCTGTCCCGATGAGAGTTCCGAGGCTGCCGCAGAAGGCACGCTGTTGCACCGCTATATGGAGTATCTTCTTTTGAAGGATGATGCAGCCGAAGAAGGAATGGGGTTTTCCTGGCATGATTTTCTGAATAGCCGGGAGTATGAGTCTGCCGAGCTGAATCATGAGCAGGTGGAGCTTTGTGGACGTGCTCTGCGTCTGCTGAATGGTGTGAAAGAGAAGATCCTGGATTATCCCGATGCTTTTTTTTCTCTTGTATCCACCGAAGAACGCCGTTTTTTGTCCGACTGGATTGAAGGGGGCGAGTATTCCGGACAGTGGGACGCACTGTTCAGAGTTGGAGCGGATCTTCTGGTACTGGATTGGAAGTTTGGCCGCGTGGCTGTGGATTCCGCCGAGGCCAACCGTCAGCTTGAAGCCCTGGTTCCGCTGGCGGCTCAAAAAGCCAATGAAGAGGGGATTATTTACAATGGCATTTACGCGGCTATCATCCAGCCACGGGTGGCTGGTCCGGCATCTGTTACGTTTTACGATGACGAGGCGATTAGCCAGGCCGAACAGGATTCTCTTGCCGTCGCCAGGGCAGCTATGGACCCGGACGCCCCGCGCTATTGCAGCGAGGCCGCCTGCCGGTATTGCCGGGCCAAGGCGGTGTGCCACGAGGCCGCGGCCATGGTGGAGCAGGCCTCCCTGATTGCTACGGACCGGGATAAGTGGGAGCTGTTTTCCCCTGCCGAGAAGGTTCAGGCTTACCACCTGGCGAAGACGGCAAAGAAATGGGCGGCTGCTGTGGATTACCGGTTTGAACAGGATGTGGCCGCCGGCCTGATTCCCGGTTTTGAGATGGCGCCCGGACGAACCAGTTTCACGGTGACGGATCCTTCCGGGGCGTTTTCCGCGCTGAATGCAGAGTTCCCGGACGAGGTGACGGCGGAAGCGTTTGCCGGGTGCTGCAAGGTCGGCATCACGGAATTGGACAGACTGGTTCACGCGGCCCGTAAAGCGGCGGATCCGAAGGCGACCACGAAGGCCAGCCGCGAATGGCTGCGGCAGTTGCTGGCGGAGTATGGCGAATCGAAAACCACGAAGGGATCCGTGAAGGAAGTGGAAGGAGGTGCGGCATGATGACCACGCTGACCATTACCTTGCCTCACACGCCGCGCTGCCTGTCTCCGAATGCGAAGGCCCCTCTCACGCAGAGGGGGGCCATTGTGGCCGGTTATAAGAAGACGGCTGCCAAGAGCCGCGCCCGGACGATGGCCGGAGCCGTGACGTTGGAAGCCCTGAAAGGCCGGAGGATGCAACCGACGCATTACCGGGTGGTCTGGTTTTACAAGGGGAATAAGCCGGATGCGGATAATTGCCTGGCACGTTGCAAGGCGTATCTGGACGGGGCTTGCAAAGCCCTGGGCATTGACGACCGGACGCTGGATTGCGCCGGGATTGACCGCGTGCATGACCTGGCCCACGCCGGCAAGGTGGAAATCGTGTTTGAAAGGAGGGACGATGAAGATTTCACTAAAAAGAATAGTGCTCCTGAAACAACAGGAGCAAGAGCTCCAAGATAGACTTGAACAAATCCGAGAAGAAATACGTTTTATTGAATCTTTAAATGAAGAGCAGTTAGCTTTTTATGAAAAACGTACATTGGGAAGGAATATTGGCGCTAGAGATAATTCCGAGCAAGCCAGCTTTAGAAAATACGTTAAAGAAGAATTAAAAAAACAGGGAAAGAATACTGTTTGGCTAGCTGGGCAAATTGGAAAAGGTATTGGAACTGTTAAAAATTGGATATACGGAGACAAAAATATTACCGAAGAAAATATAAGAAAAATAGAAACTGTATTGGAGAAAGGATGTCGGCAATGAGAACTGAACTGAATTTCGAAGAAGGGATGAATCTGATAACCACGTTGCCCGAAAGCGGGCTGCTGCGCGTTGAATTCTCCATCCGGCACTGTTTAGAATATCCAGAAGATGCGCAAAAATTGGCCCGGTACTTTAGGTTTTGCGCTGCACACTTGGATTCTTTGGCAGAAATCATGCAGAAGAAAGGAGGCTCGCATGAAACTGACGCCTGAACAGAAAGCTTTTTATGAATATGGTCGAGCTGTGGAATCTCTCAGAGGGACAATTTATAAAATCCGCAAAAATGCCATTCATGAATTCGGGGAACCATATCGCCGTCTCATGATGCATGAACAGGAATGCCTAATTAACGCGATGGGCCTTGCCTCGAAAATTCATGTCGTTCGCCAGAAGCGGGCCGCGTGCAGGGCGTGGGCGGTTGAAGAGCGGTATTGCTGTATTTGTGCTCACGGGCCGATGAACTTGCGGGAAAAAGTATGCTGGACATGTATACACCACCACCACTGGGAGCCGAGAAAGGAGGGGGAATCATGAAATACCTCTTTGACCTGCCGCCCCGTGACCTTACGCGGAAACCCTACACTGTGGGATCCAATGCGAAACTTCTTAAAAAATTAGATTACTTAGTATCGTTATCTATTTGGTCAAAAATATGGCAAAATGCCTCCCATTCTGATCTTAAAATAGTTTTTCCTGAATCGATGGTTCTGAGCATGTTGTCATCCATTTTCACATATTTGTATTTGATATGGTTTTCTTTCAAAAAATCTGCAGTAGTCATGAGGGGAAGACATTCTTTCACTTCATTATTTGGAGCTATATTTTTAATTTCATGCCAGGTAGAATAGTAATCTCCCATTTTTTCACATGAGTACTTTTTCGCAATATGAGGGAAAATTTCATACAGCTTTTCAATATTGTTGAAATCATCAATATCTAAAACAGTTTTGTAGGTAATGTTAGTTGGAGTTTCGTTCACTACAACAATATAATAATTATTCGTCATATTGAATGAATATCAAAATAATAATAATTTGTCAATAAAAAAATGCCAACACGATTGATCAGAGAAGGTATTTTGACTTCCGAGCGCGTCGCCTCCCTATCCTGGGAAGCGGAGGTGTTCTACCGACGCCTGATGTCTGTGGCAGACGATTACGGCCTTTATGACGCCAGGACGCCCATTCTCCGTTCTGCGCTGTATCCTCTCCAACTCGACAAGATGAGCGAGTGCAATATTCAACGCTGCCTCTCCGCGTGTGAGGCCGCGGGGCTTATTCTGCTTTATTCTCACAATGAGAAGCCATACTTGATGATTCTGGGGTTCGACCAGCAGGGGAAGTCCATGCCCAAATGGCCGCTTCCGAACGGTTACGAAGTGCTGAAAGTTTCCGACAAGAAATACGAACTGCGGAAATTCGTAACAGGTCGTAACGATTCGCCTCAACCCGTTACTTATGCGAATGCGTATTCGGAGACGGAGACGAAGACGGATGCGAATGCGAAGAAATTACCTGTAAGCCGAGGCATAGAGCAGTTCCCGCGGGACGCGGAGGATGTGCGGCTTTTCATGGCGGCCCAGCTTATGGCTCCCAAGGGAGACGAGTTGAAACGGTGCGCAGAGTCGTTTTTTGATGATTTCAGCGCCCGTGGCTGGCGGGACAGCAAGGGGATTCCTCTTGCCGATTGGAAGCCGGCAGCCCGGAAGTATGCCCGTTCCTGGGTCACGAATAATGCGCAGCGGGGACATCAAGGTTCGTCTGGGCGGAATGACGCCAATGCGGGAAGGAGGTACGAATGATGGATGATATTCAACGTTTGGCCGGGCAGGTTTCCGTGATGCCTTCCCAGGACGGGATTGTCCGCAGTTACAAGCCGGTACGGTACGATATGGGCGGGTTTGACGAGTCCGTTCACCCGGAGGTGCAGGCCATGCACCGGGAAGTGCAGTGGTTTATTAACGATGTGGTGAATAAGATTCGTCCGCGCCGCTGGCTGTCCCTGCTGGGGGCTTCCGGGGTAGGCAAGACGCATCTGGCGGAGGCTGCCAGGGATGCGCTGACTAAATCACGCCCCACGTTGCCCATTCAGCTTTGGAAGTGGCAGAAGGTGGTTTCCATGCTTCGTTCCGGGGATTGGGCGTTTATTGAATATTTGGTTAAAGAGGTGTACGTGCTGATTCTGGATGATATTGGCGCGGAGAATACTTCCCCCGCTATTCTTTCCGCCCTGAACCGTGTTGTCGATGGGCGGCTGGGGAAATGGACGATGCTCACGTCCAATCTGTTGCCGGTGCATATCGGGGAACATTTGGATGCCCGTATTGCCTCACGCCTCTATCGCGGCAATAACGTGGTGTGCCGGGTCAAGGATGCGCCGGATTATTGTTTTGAACGGTATATGAGAAGGGAGGAAGGGAGATGAAGCAGGAATATAAGAATCTATTGAGGAACATTATACACCGGAAGGTGAGTCCGTCGCAGCTGCTTATTCTGATGGAAATCCGAGACCATCCGGGCAGGATGTCGCGGGAGATTGCCACCCGTTGCCATTTGGATCCCAGCAATGTGTCTCACCGGCTGGATTATCTGGTGCAGGCCGGCGACGTGATCAGAACCGGCACACGGCCTTGCGTGTTTTATATCAGCAGGCAGGGGCGTGATTTTTTAGAGAGTCTTGAGGATTCAAAGCCAACAGGTTGATTGTTCCGGGCAAGAAGTATTGATTCTCACCAAATTGACGTGCTGAAAACCAGGAGGGTAAAATATTGGTATGGGCAGAAAGGAAAGCACAAGCAAGGTCACAGAGAAGAAGAAGGAGTTTGCGCGGCTTCTGGTTGCGGAAAAGTTGTCCAAGGCGGACGCTTATCGTAAGGCCTACAATCGCAAGGATATGAGTAATGACGCAGCCAGCAAGGCGGCATCCCGTTTGTCCAAAGATGGCGAAGTTTTGCGAATGATTGACGAATTGAATAAGCAACTGGATAAGTCTGCTGTGCTGACCAGGCAACAGCGCATGGAATGGTTGTCCCGCGTGGTGACAACTCCCATCGGCAATGTTGATAGCGCATCCGATCTCTGTCAGGAGGTTTCCATGGATGAAACCGGAGCGAAATTTAAGATGCCCTCAAAAATCGCCGCTATTGCCGAGCTTAACAAGATGGATGGCGCATACACTCCGCAGAAGATGGAAGTGGATGCAGGAGAGAATTTTATAACCCTGCTGTCCTCCCTGCCTTTTGAGCCTCCCGTGAAGCAGGGATAAAAACGTTGATTCTCGCCAACTTGCATTTCCCGTGTTTTGTGGCTCATGATTGAGCCATGTTAAATTTTCTGGGAATGACGCGCCATTTGTCCACGACGGCAGGCTATGCCAAGCGCATAGGCTGGCTTTTGTTCGAGGATGTAACGCAATCTCCGTTCCCGGTAACAGGAGTTTCTTTCACCGGTGTGGTGATGACGGAACAGGGAGACTTGCCCGTTGTCATTGAACACGGCGAGCAAGAACATTGTTTGGAGCTTACTTTTCCTGCCCTGCCTGTTGGCCGCTGGCCGTATGCCATTCATGCACAGGATGAGTCCGGAGAGGATTTGAGGCTGTTTTCCGGTTATATTGGGGCCGTGGATTCTGTGGCTCCTGTTGAGTCGTCCACAGTGTACGATATTCCTGCAATGGGTATTACGATACCTGTTGAGGCAAGTAAGACGATCAAGGCCCAGTGGCTTTCAAACACGGCCTCCATTATCGCGGCCCAACAGGCGCAACAGAATGCCAACACATCCTCCACCAATGCAGAAACGGCGAGCCAGGCAGCCAAGACGGCAACGGACGCGGCAGCCACCGCTGCTGCACGGGCCGAAGAGGCGGAAGGCTATGCAGGGTCTGCCTGGGCCTCCAAAAGTGCTGCCGCCGATTCTGCGACTGCCGCCGGCACGTCCGCAACTAACGCAGCCCGTGACGCCAAGAGCGCCAATGACGCTAAAACGGCTGTGGAGTCGCTGGCCGCCACCTGGCCGGAAACGGTCAGCAACGGGGAGAAGAAGATTGTTGAGGCCGGGAATAAGGCTGTTAATGCTATTCAGGACAAGCAAGCCAATTCTGTTCTTGCCGTGGGACGTGCCTCACAGACCGCGCAGCAGAATATAGCCGGCGCACGAACGGATGCCGTTGCCGCCGTGCAAACGGCGCAGGAGAACGCGGTGGGGAAGATTGATCCCATTGTCCTGCGTGCCGAAACTGCCAAGGAAAACATTGACCAGGCGGAGAGGCGCATCAATACGGCGGAGTCTAATGCCGCAACCTCTGCCACCAATGCGGCCAACTCCGCCACGGTGGCCCAGCAGGCCCTTGAGGCCATACCTCAAGTAGATGATGCAGGCAACATGACTCTGGCCGGAGGTCTGACGGCGGCGGGGGCTATTAACGCCAACGGCGGCGTCAACATCCCGCTGGCCGTGGGAGCGGCGACCGATACGGGGGCGGTCAACCGTCTGTATGCCGCGGGCATGGCCGGCGTGACGGGCATCCTAACCTCTAATGCTTTCCTCAATACGGATGCCATTACCGCGTCAGGATCTTCGACAGTCGCCAAAACAGTTCCCTACCATTTGGCTGGTATTAAGGTTCCCAAGGGTACTCATTCGACCATTCAGGCGAGATTTGAGGTGAGTAATCCTCAATGGAATTATTCCAGTTTCGCCTGGTTCTCTTTCCTTTGGCGCGCTACCAATGCCGCAAAGTTGTCCTTTGGTATCGGACGCGGCGGGAAGACGATTCGTCCCGACCTTTCCATAGATTCTTATAGTATTATCCCGGCAAACGGTTTGGCTTACAATCACGGTGAAATTCTGGATATTACTTTTGACAATGTCAGGGACACACAGCGCAACGGTTATATAATAAAGGTGCGTGAGATTTACGCGCTGACAGCCGCGGCTGGCTGGCAGGTGAAAACCACCACCAGCTTCATCCCAGCCAGTCAGAATGAGCCTGTTCCGTGGACGATTGCCAAGGTTATTTACCAGCAGAAATCTGCAGCCAATATTGCCAAGTATGAGGATACGGGCGCGCTCTGGCTCATGCTCACCGGAGGTCAGGGGTATAATTTGTATCAAATTGCCACATGCCGGGGGGTCAGCAATTTTGAAACCGGGGTTGGCGTTTCTCAATGGGTGGCTGATGTGGTGAATAATACGGCTGGCGATGTTTCCGTTTATGCGGGAACCGGAGAGTACACCTATTACCATCCCGGAAATGTTAATCCGGTTTTCTATGGTCTGGATGCGATATCCCGCAACTGTATTGAAACCGAAGAAACGGCAGATTTTGTGGACATTAACATACCTCTCTAATCATGAATAATGCAGAGATACAGATACAGTTTCCCAAGCTGGGCCAGTGGGATGAATTTACCCTGACGCCCATTTATCAGGACGCGTGCGGTTATAGACCTCCGGCCCGCTTTAATCAGGACGATATACCCGCGGATCAGGCTCCGGCCATGGAGGCCGTAGTTGCCGCGCTGGTGGGCATGGGTGAGGACTGGCAGGCGGTGCAGGTGTGGGCGCGGCTGAAAGAGTTTTACGCTCCGGAGGAGGATGACCCCATGCGGACGGCGGAAACCGTAGATTTGACCGTTGAGGCCGTCAATCCGCAGGGCGGGCGCAGGATTTTTACAGCCTCGGACTACCCGGCTTTTATCCTGACCGACCCCGCCGCCGTGGAGTTTTTCAATTACTTCACTACCTCTACCAATAACAACATAATCATATGACTACTAATAATCAATGCAATCATGCCGAGGCTATCGCCAGAGAAATGCACATGTACTATGCAGCCCAGGCACACAATGAGTCCAACACTCCAATCCCTTACTGGGCAGACCTGACCGAAAACGAACAGAAAGGATGGGTTGCCGTGGCAAATACTGCCCTCTCCATCATCGGCAAGCACGCCCTTGGAGACATCCGCGACTATCTCGGCGTCAAGGCGTCAGGCACATCCGGCTGGCGGAAAGCTCTCTACTGGGCCGGGGTGGGTATAGCCGGCGCTGTCCTTGGGGGCGTTGGAATGTCCCTGTCCGGCTGCGGGCACTCCGTGGACGTCACCCCGAACCGCGCCGAGGTGTGCAAGGACGGCTCCTGCCTGGTGCTGGAACCGGGGCATATCTCCTACAGTCAGGCCCTGCCGGAAACGGACGTTCCGCCCGTCGTGCAAGTCATCCCCTCCAAGAAATAAGACCATGTGTAAGCTCTCCGAAGTACCGGCGCGGTTCTTGGATTTTGCCAAGGCTTCACCCGTGTTTGCCTGCGTCATGCTGTCGCTGGTTATTTGCGGCGCTGCCTGCTGGTACATCGGGGACGTCATGGGTCACCACAATGACCGCCTTTGTGATTTGATGACCATGCAGACACAGGCCCAGGTGGAGACGGCCAAGGCGATTCAACTGCTTGCCGTGCGCATCGAAAACATAGAAAGAAAACTGGAAAAGTGAATAAGCTGCTGAACCCTTCCGTTCTTCTGCCTCTGATGGGGTTCGTGATGGCCGGCGTTTTTGCCGCGTGCGGCGATACGACGGCGGCCATTTCCGCGTTCTGCTTCCCCATTGCTAGCCTTGTGTTCGTCCGATGAGCGGACTACTGACCAACTGTAAAGTTTTTCTTACAAGTTCCCTTTAGTTAATAATCAATATTTTCCGCATGCCTACCCTGTACATACTCATTGTGTACGAACCCGGAAAGGAGCAGTGGATGAAAATTTTTCTTACCGAAAGAGACGCCGCTTTTTTCCTGGCTCAATTTAATGAGTGGCATTTGCATGCCAGGTGCCATTGCTACACCGTGGAAGGCAAGCGGCTTGTGCAACTTATCGACAATCTGAACGAATGAATACTATAGAAAGAAAGATGGCTGCGGCCATCCTCCGCTTTGAAGACAGCCTCGTCACCGGGCCGGATTCCCTGCGCGTTTCCCGCCTTCCCGCCGCCGACAAGGGCGGCAAGTGGGAGATTTGCGGCATTTGCGACGGTATTGAACCGGCCGTGTTTAACAGATTGAAGGCCCTGCTGGATGCCGGAAGGCGTGAAGAGGCCTGGGAAGGTTGTCTCCAGTATGTCCTGGATAATACCGCCGCCGTGCGCTCCTGGCTGGGTTCCGACGCTTTTCCGGCCACGGAGTTTATGTTGCGGGACCATTTTTTCAATTCCGGGAGCAGGAATACCGGGAAGATCCTACAACGTGCATTGAACATCCACGGCGCCGGGCTTGTGGTGGACGGGATTGTCGGCCCCAGGACCCGGCAGGAACTACAGGACCAGCTGGCCGCCACGGGTGAAGCGGTGTTCCTTATCGCCCTGCAGGAGAAGCGTCAGGCGTTTTACCGCTCATGCAAGCAGTTTTCCGTGTTCGGGAAGGGTTGGCTGAACCGCTGCGACGATGCGTTCAGCGTGGCGCAGAAGCTTGTTTAGTTGTTTTCATCATTAGTTGTTATGGGATCTATTTTCAAACCTAAAGTGACACAGGCTCCGGCTCCGCCGGTAGTAGAAGAGCCGCTGAATCCGACGGCTACGGAGAAGTCTGTTTCCGATGCTTCGGAGGATGTTCAGACCAAAAGTAAGCGCAGGTTGAAGCTGTCCGATACGGTGAATAATCCGAATCTGTCCGGCGGTTTGTCCACGTTGCGCAAAACCCTGGGATAGCAGCCATGGAGGTACGCGATTACATTTCCCTGGCAGATAATCTGCGCACGGAACGCGCCGCTTTTGAAGGCGGCTGGGATGAAATGCGCCGTATTATCATGCCCAGGGCTACGGGCAACGCTTATCCCGACCGCGTACCTGATCACAGCGGCGGATTGGAGCATAGCGACGTCGCCAATAACAGCCTGAAGAAGCTGGCATCCGCCCATTTGACTTATATTACGCCTTTGGACAGGCGCTGGTTTACCTTGCGCCCGGTAGGTTTTAATAAGGATGGGAATCAGGCTTTGAATGATTGGTACAGCAAGGTTACGGAGGTGATGGAGAGGGAACTTGCCGTTTCCAATTTTTATTCAGTGATTCATGAGGTTTACCTTGATCGCTGCCTGACGGGAACCGGCTGCATGTTTGCCGAGATGAATATTAACAGGCAGCTGATTTTCCGGCACATTCCCACGGGAACTTACGCTATCGCGGAGTCGGAGTCAGGGGATGTTGATACGCTGGTGCGCTGGTTCCGGCTGACGGCTCACCAGGCGGCGCAGAAGTGGAAGGAGGAGGCTCTGGGCCCAAAAGTGCGGAGAGCGCTCAAGGATGCCAGGAGACGCTATACGGATTCTTTCGAGTTTGTGCAATGCGTCCTGCCTAACCCACAGGGCAAGCTGTTGTCCGACCATGTGCCGCCTGGCAAGAGAGCGTGGAAGGACGTCATTATTTCGTTGGACGATAAGAAGATTGTGTTTGAGAGCGGTTTTTTCGAATTTCCGTTTCTGGTGACGCGCTTTCTGCGCTGGGGAGACAGCCCCTACGGGGTGGGACCGGCATGGTTCGCGCGGCGCACGATCCGCATGGCTATCGACATGGAGAAGATTCTTTACACGCTGGGACAGACAAAGGCTTATCCGAGGCTTTTCCTGCTGGCAGAGCAGTATGGGGAGGTGGATTTGCGCGCCGGAGGCGGGACCGTCATTTCTCCGGAAGCAGCGGAACTTGGCTTGCCGCGCGAATGGGGCACACAAGGGCAGTATGATATCGGGCTGGAATACCTGCGGGGCCTGTACGCCAAGATTGAAGAGGCTTTTTACGTTCCCATGCTGGAAACCGTTTCCCGCATCGACCGCCAGATGACGGCTACGGAGGTGGCGGCCCGGGAAGCCGAGAAGGTGCTTGGGTTTACGCCTTCTTTTACGTTGTTTGTGAGCGATTTCAGGATGATGTGCCAGCGTATTATGGCCCTGTTGTACCGCGCCGGGAAACTTCCGGAGCCGGTTCAGGGCGTGTTTGAGGTCAACCGGCGGGGCGCTCCTACACGCCTGGCCGTCCCCCAGGTTCAGTTCATGGGCAAGATTGCCCAGGCGATTGCACGTACACAGACGGACGGCTTGATGACGGCTCTTGAGTCTATCGGCACTTTGTCGCAGATGACCGGCCGACCGGAGCTGCTGGATATTGTGAATCTCAATAAGGCCGGGGAATTGATTTACGATTCCAAGGGCGCCCCGATGGAGTGCAAGGCGACAGAGGATGAGGTGAAGGAGAAGGAGACTGAAAGGAAGAATCAGCAGGAAGCGGCCATACAGGCAGCCATTGCCGAACAGTCCTCCGTGGCTAACAGGAATAATGCCCAGGCCCAGCAGGCTTTACAAACGACATGAAGACAGACCCCACCAATAAGTACGAACAGTACATGAAGCGCCGCAGAAGGATTTTCCGGGAAGCATTCAGGAATCCGGAAGTCCTGGAGGAGCTGAAGAGACATTTCCAGACCGATCTTCCCTGTTTCCAGGGGAAGGCCGGTTCTTACGACCCCCTTGACGCTATGCGTCGAGACGCCTACCGCGAGGTGGTTTTGTTCATCGAAGCGGTCATGGGCAATCATTACGAACCAGAAGAAGAGATATAGAAGAAGTACCATGATTTTATTTAAGTTGTACCATAACCGGTTTCTTTTTGAAGAGGCTCCGGAGAATGGAGGCGGTGGCGGAGGAGGTTCCGCCGCCCCTTCCGCTTCCGGACGCCCCAGCCTGGCTAATCCCGCACCGGAGCCGACCCCGGCGGCTGATGAGCCGCC